TGTTGAAGTGTTCGAGTGCTACCTACGGGCCGACATGGACGGGGACGGTATCGCTGAACTGCGGCAAGTGTTCTATGCTGGGAACGAAATTCTTTCAGATGAAGAATGCGACTATGTTCCATTTCACTCGATCTGCCCGATTCCAATCCCGCACAAGTTTTTCGGTCAATCATTGGCAGACCGCACGACAGACATTCAGCTACAAAAGACCACTATCACCCGTCAGATTTTGGATAACCTCTATCTGACAAACAATGCTCGGGTGACTGCGGTAGACGGTCAAGTGAACTTAGATGATCTGTTGACTGCCACTGCTGGCGGTGTGGTGCGGATTAAATCTCAAGGCGCAGTGCAGCCATTGAATGTGCCTCCCGTTGCTGGACAAGCCTTCCCGATGCTGCAATATCTCGACTCTGTGGCCCAAAAGCGCACCGGAGTGACTGACGCATCACAAGGGCTAGACCCCGCTATCTTGCAGAATGTGACTGCTGCTGCTGTGGCATCGATGCAAGCTGCTGGCGCGGGTAAGGTTGAATTGATAGCGCGAATCTTTGCGGAGACCGGCGTTAAATCGCTTTTCAAAGGAATTCTGCACCTTCTCTGCAAGTATCAAGACAAACCCCGCATTGTGCGGATGCGCGGCTCGTATGTGGCATTTGACCCGCGAGAGTGGTCGAATCAGTACGATGTGGATATTAATGTGGGTCTCGGTGCTGGCAACCGTCAAGAACAGATGGCGATGCTGCAAATGGTTCTCGCCAAACAAGAACAAGTGTTGGGACAGATGGGGCCATCTAACCCATTGGTGAGCATGGGACAGTACCGCAACACTCTCGGTCGGATGGTGGAAGCTGCCGGATTCAAGGACAGCGCAGAGTTCTATAAGGCCATTCCTCCGGAACTCGATCAACAATTGAGCAACCCACAACCGCAAGCCCCGCAAATGTCGCCCGAAGCACAAGCGGCAATGGCAAAGGTTCAAGCCGACATTCAGAGTATGCAAATGAAGGCAGAGGCAGATATTCAATTGGCCCGTGAGAAGGCTGCGGCTGATATGCAGTTACAGCGGGACAAATTCCAAGCTGAAATGTTATTCAGAAAGCAAGAGTTTGAAGCAGAGGCCCAATTGAAGGCAATGAAGGTTGGCGCGGGGATTACCTCAAACATTGAGATTCCGGGGTAAGTATGGCTGACTCAAACATCATCTACAGCCCAAAGTTTGGGCCATTGGATTTCTCAAACGATGTATGGTCTTCATCTTACCGAATCGGTGATGCTTCATCACGACCACAAACCTATGCCATTGGACTTAACTTTGGTGGCAAAGAATACGCATTTATTCCGGAAGATCGAATCCAAAAGGGATGGTATGCCGATGGGCGATATAACTACTCTCCGGCATTCCTAAATGAAGACACGATTAAATCTCTTGCTACAAATGCCGAGTACATTGACTTAACAAAAGCACCCGTTCCAAGTGGATGGGGAAATTCTGACTCAAAGATTAAATCAGAGGACATAAAAACCTATGGCGACTATCTTTCAAAAAGCACAGTAGGCGCATCCTCAAAAGGATTTTTAGTTCCCGCTGAACAGATATGGAATTACTTTCCATCAACTACATATCTTGCCCCGAGGTATGGGGCTATCACGGGCTTGGCGCGTGACCCCGATACGGGTGAATTGGGTTATGCAGCTACGGGTGGCGGGAACATTCAAGCCGCAATTGCAAAGGCTAATCGGGTAAGTTATTGGGAAAAACCAACCGGCGTATTAGCTGATTTGGGTCGATCAATCATGTCAATGGGGCCAATTGCAACAATGGCTCTTAACTTTGTCGTTCCGGGGCTTGGAACCGGAATAGGTGTAGGCCGAGCAATTGGTTTGGGCGATATTGAAGGCGCAGCCAAAGCATTGGTAATCGGTGAGATTATTGGACAAAGTGGCGTTGCCCAAAATGTTGCTGGTGCAACGGGTTCAGCTGCATTGGGTACTGCTGCGGCGGGAACTGCCGGAGGGTTACTGGCGGGGCAAAATCTTGAGCAAGCTGCAACTACGGGTGCTATTCAAGGCGCAATGAGTGGTGTTGCTGGAACCATTGCAGAAAATCAAGCTGCTGATTACATTCAAAATCTTCCAGTACCGGATTATTTGGCTGCTGGCCCTGCACCAACAAGCGCAGATGTAATAGCGGTATATCCGGAGACCAATCCAAATCTTGTTGATACAACGCTTGTTGATACAACGCTACCAAATCTAAGCACAAATCAAATAGACACAGCATTAAGCACACTGACGGGTGGCTATACGCTTGGCGGCACGACTGAGGGTATTAAGGCCACATTGCCCGACACAGTAGTAACGGGAACAGAACCCATTGATTACACGCTGAACACTATAACGGGTGGTGAGGGTTTGACACTGCCAACAAGTCCCAATTTGGACATTATGGGCGGTGGACAAGGAATCACCGGCAATGTGAATAATGCAGTAGTGAGCGAAGCGGGACTCACTCCAACGGGCAATGTATCGCTCGGAGATGTAACATCGTTTATCAATACTGGCGAACCGGTAACGACAAACAAGACATACACCTATGAGGATGGAAGCACCCTAACGGTTGACAAAGATGGCAATGTAGTTAGCTTCACAGAGGCAACCGACACGCCTTACACGGGGACTGTTGAACCATTATCTAGTCCTCTCACTAAATCACAAATTGAAGGATTAATCAAACTCGGGTTGGGGATATATGGCGCATCACAAGTCAGTGATGTGGTGCGTGATGCCATAGCTAGTGGCGATGAGGAACCTCAAGGCGGTTTCCCATTCACTCCGAGCGACATATCCGGATGGGCAAGCCCCACCTACACGCAGACATTTAAAGGCCCAATAGACCTAAACTCACTGTTTACCACCGACAATCTGTTAGGTGGCACACAATGGGCAGGACTGCAAGGCAACCAATTCGCCAATATTCCGCAAGTATCAATGTCTGACTTCATATCGAGTATCCAAAATGGAAAAGTTTGAACTTGCCAAGAATCTGCTCTCCGATGAATTCTTCTTAGAAGAAATGGAAGCACTGCGCCAATCTGAATTGCTGAATATAGTTAACTCTGCGCCCGATGATATTGAAGCGCGAGAACTTGCATATTTAAAAATTCATGCTTTACAATCGATTAAAGGCCACTTTGAGTCAATCGCTGCCACGGGCAAAATTGTTTCAAAGCGGTGGAAGATTTTGTAATCATAAGATTACACCGTGGCACTCGGTAAGTGCTGACAACTTGGGTAAGAAATGAGTGATAACACGGCTCCGCAAGGAAGTGAATCGCTGAATGTGGAACAAGCTGCATCCGCATTTTTTGGATTAATGGATTCTGAACCGAACGCCGAAGGCCAAGTCGAACAGAATGCAGATTCAGAAAATGATGATGGCGTTGATTCCGAGTTGGTGGATTCTGAAGAAGGTGAGAAAGAGCAAACTAGCACTTTTCGCGTGAAAGCAGCGGGAGAAGAACGCGATGTAACTCTCGATCAACTTATTGAGGGCTATCAACTGGGGGCCGACTACACAAAGAAGACCCAAACGCTTAGTGAACAACGCCGCGCTGTGGAAGCAGAACGGTCGAAAATTGACGAAGCAAACAAGGTAAGAGATCAATACGCTCAACGCTTGCAGATGATGGAACAATTCCTAAGTCAGCAAACGAAGGGTGAGAACTTGGATGCTCTAAAGGAAAGTGACCCCATCGGGTATGCAGTCAAGGTAGCAGAACAGCAACAACGCAAGGAACAACTTGCGGTTTTGAAGGCAGAACAGCAACGCATTGCCCAACAGCAACAAGCGGAACATTCTGAGAAACTCCAAAGCCACATTGCTCAAGAAAGCCAAAAACTTTCTTCTTCTATACCGGGCTACGCAGACCCAAAGACCGGCGACCAAATCCGCAAGGATATTAGGGACTATGCCAAGTCGATAGGGTGGACAGACCAAGAGTTAGCCAATGTCTATGATTCTCGTGCTGTTTTGAGTTTGTATCATGGCATGAAGTATTCCTCTTTGCAAAAGGGAAAGCCGGAGTTATCCAAAAGGGTAGCCGAAGCACCCCGAATGATGAAAAGCGGTGTATCTCAACCGAGAGACAATCAAGAACAGCACAAAAAAGCAGTAGCGCATTTGAAGAAGACCGGCAAAGTCCGAGATGCTGCAAGTGCGTTTGAACGGTTCGTTTAATTCAAGGATTCAATCATGGCAACTTATCAAACCTACACCTCCATTGGTCAGCGTGAAGACCTCTCCGATGTGATCTACTCAATCTCCCCCACCGACACGCCTTTCATGTCGTCCATCGGTAAGGGCAAAGCAACCGCTACGAATCACGAATGGCAAACCGATGCTCTCGCATCTGCCGTCTTGACCAACGCAGCAGTTGAAGGCGACACCGCAAGCGATGCCACCATTGGCGTGACCACTCGCGTTGGCAACAAGTGTCAGATCAGCCAAAAGACCGTGAAAATCTCCGGCACTTTGGAAGCTGTGGACAAAGCCGGTCGTAAGTCTGAGAAGGCTTACCAATTGGCTAAAGCCTCCGCTGAGATCAAGCGCGACATGGAAACCACTCTGTTGTCTAACCAAGCAAGCACGAACGGTAACTCAAGCACTGCTCGTAAATTGGGTGGTTTGCAAACATGGTTGGCTACCAATGGTGACTTTGGCACGAACGGTGTTGCTGGCGCAAGCGGCACGACTACTCGTACCAACGGCACGAACCGCACCTTTGACGAAGCCACTCTGAAAACTGTGGTCAAAGAGGTGTATGCCTCCGGTGGCAATCCCAAAGTGTTGATGGTGAATCCTGCTCACAAGCAGTTGGTCTCTGCCTTCACCGGTATTGCTGCACAGCGTTTCATGGCTCCGGCTGATGCACCAACCACCATCATCGGTGCTGCTGATGTGTATCTGAGCGACTTCGGCACGATCTCGGTCGTTCCCAACCGCTTCATGACCTCTACCAACACTTGCGATGAAGCTGCATTTGTGTTGGATACTGACATGGCTGCTGTGGCTTATCTGCGCCCCTTCCAAACCAACGAGTTGGCTAAGACGGGTGACGCGGAAGTGACTCAGTTGTTGGTGGAATACACCTTGCAAGTGAACAACGAAGCTGCCCACGGCATCATCGCTGACTTGACTCCCTAAGAGTGAATGCCCCCATGTTTAACCGCATGGGGGTTTTTCTATGACACAGTTTCGTCAATCTGTTGCCCACGCCGATGGCGAAGGCGGCATCATCGTTGAGACACGCCAAGACATAACGGCAAACATCGAGCAAAATCTAAAGGAATTCAATTCCTATGATGAACGCGCAAGATGGTCGGATGATATGTTTGGCAACAAGGTTGCTTCAATTCCTTTAACAGTGATTGACGATCTAAACGCAAAAGGCATCATGAGAGGCTTTGCGGTAGTGGATGAAAAGAAATTCAAAGAATTCCTAAACAGTCCGGACAATCGTTTTTTCAGAACTAGACCGGGGCGAGTATGAGCATTGCGACATTCTCTGAACTAAGCACAGCGGTTGCCAACTATTTGGCCCGTAGTGACTTGACCGATCAGATTCCCGACTTCATTCGGTTTGCAGAACTGAGGCTTCGCAGAGAACTCCGCATTCGGCAAATGCTCAAATCAGTAACCACCACTACGACAAGTGGGGATGGAACGGTAGAGATACCGTCAGACTTTCTTGAGGCTAGAGACTTCTATGTAACGGGGAACCCTCCGCAACCATTGACTTATCTGTCTCCATCGGTGTTTATCAGAAACACAGATTCTCATGTTCGCGGTAAACCGTTAAATTACACAATTTTGGCGACTGAGTTTCAGTTAGCCCCAATGCCGGACAACACATATACGGTTCAACTGCTGTATTACTCTGCTCCGACATTCCTATCAAGCGCGAATTCAAGTAATGCGTTTATGGCTAACTCTCCCGATGCTTTGCTTTATGCGGCATTGTTGGAAGCAGAACCATACATCATGAACGATGCACGAATTCAGACATGGGCTACCATGTATCAAAGGGCAATCGACACATTGGTTAGATCAGATGAATCTGCTCAATACTCGGGTGTTCCACTCGCAATGACTTTATCAAAGAGGTAAAAAATGGCTGCAATGTCCAACTATCTTGAGAATGCTTTAATCAATGAAGTACTCCGCGCAACTGGCTACACAGCACCTACAACTGTCTATGTTGCACTGTTTACGAGTGACCCTACAGATGCCGGTAGTGGTACTGAGTGTAGCGGTACGAGTTACGCTCGTCAGTCTGCTACTTTTGCTGCTCCCTCTAATGGTGCTTCTAGCACTAGTGCAGATATCAATTTCCCGCAAGCTGGTGGAGCATGGGGAACCATCACCCACTTCGGTATTTTTGACGCTCTTACTACTGGCAATTTGTTGGTACATGGTGCTTTGACCACTTCCAAGACAATCGACACGGGCGATGTGTTCAAAATCGCTAGTGGCTCTCTGACTGTCACCTTTGCGTAATGGCAGATGTTTGTGGCCCTTTCACGCTTGAACAGCTAGACCTTTTCGGGGATATTGATAGTCTAGCCTTCTCGCTTGATTCAACCGTTTGGTCGGATGCGAACACTTGCATCTTAGAAGCGGCGGCATCCGCATCGGGTGCAGGGTCGGTCAACGCAAGCCCCGTAGCAGTATTGGCGGGTGCATCGTCTGTCAGTGGTGACGCACAAACGCAGATTACTTACATTCGTGTAAGGAACTCAAGCGCATCGGTAAACAGTACAGCGGCTTCTTCTTCCGGCTCACAAGTAACCTATGTTTCGAGTGCTTCGATTACGGGGCTTGGAACAGTTTCCGCAAGTGGAGTAAGGGTAAGGTTAGGCTCGGGTTCGATAAGTGGCATAGCGACCGTTCTAGCGGCTGGAACCGGCATCTACTCAAGCGGCGCATCGGTCTCCGGCTCTGCATCGATTGTTGGTGACGGGTTTAGGGTCAGACAAGGCGCGGCTAGTTTGTCCGGCGCGGGTACGGTATCGGCGACTCCTATCAGAATCAGAACTTCTAGCGGGTCGATCAATGGGACTGCGGCGGTCTCGGCTCTCGGTGGGTTGGTCTCAAGTGCTGCGGGTATTCTGAATGGAATAGCGACCGTCTCTGCTGTGCCAACAGCGACATTTCAAGCGCAGATGTCAATCAGTGGAACGGTGACGATTTCTTGCATTGGCATCCGATTGGGTGACAATTGGTCAAATGTCGCGGCTGACACAAACACATGGACAGATGTTAGTGTTGGTGGGAACACATGGACAACCGTAACCGCTGACGCGAATACATGGACAGATGTGGGAACATCGGGAAATTCATGGACAGACACCGCAACGAATTCAAATGAATGGTTAAGGAATGGATGATGCCTACTCAAAGAATCGCATTAGGTGAATGGCTCCCCGATCAACCGGGGCTAACGGGGGCATTGACGGTTGCAAAGAACTGTTATCCGGTGACTGCGGGATACGGGGCATTTCCGGCAGAGGCCAATTTCTCGGCTGCGGCTGCGGAGGATTTGACCTCATTGATCTACGCCAAAGACCAAAGCGGCACGACCAAACTGTTTGCTGCTGGCCTACACAAGATTTATTCTGTGGACTCTGTTGGGGCTTTGACGGGTGTTTTTAGCTTCACGGGTACTTATTCCCAAAGCGGTACGACCACTCTGACGGTGACTTCCATTGCTCACAAGCTGAAAACGGGTGATTCGTACTATCTGAACTTCACAAGCGGCACAGCGACAGACGGTCAATTCACCGTGACTAAGCTAACTGCGGACACATTCACTGTAACGACCACATCCGCAACAACTTCGGGGAATGTGACCATTTCACGGGTGGCAGACGGGTACGACACACAAGAGGGCCAACGGTTTCGCTTTACCCTTTTCGGTAATCAGATCATTGGGACAAACTTCACTGAGAGGCTGCAAGTCTATTCAGCGGATGGAAGTTCGTCATTCAAGAATCTGTCAGACAGTGCGCCTATCGCTAAGTTCATCACTGTGGTGCGGGATTTCGTGGTCTGCGCCCACACAGATGAGAGTGGCACGACTCGCCCATATCGGGTGCGGTGGTCAGCAATCAATGACGAGACCAATTGGGTTGAAAGTGTAACCACTCAATCTGATTATCAAGACATTCCCGATGGTGGACACATCACGGGCATTCGCGGTGGCGAGTTTGGGATTATTCTGATGGAGAAATCAATCTCCCGCATGAGTTACGCCGGAACACCGTTCATCTTCCAATTTGACAACATCTCACGGGGCAAGGGCTGTATTGCTGCGGGGTCGGTGTGTCAGTATCAAGGGTTGACCTTTTTCTTGTCAGACGATGGGTTTTATGTCTGTGATGGTCAGAAAGTCACGCCTATCGGGGCAGAGAAGGTAGACCGCTTCTTCTTCAATGATGCGAATTTGGACTTCACCACAATGTCAGCGGCGGCAGACCCGATTCGCAAGATGATTATGTGGAACTACCTCTCGACTGATGGCACAAGAAAGATGATCGTGTACAACTTCACGATTGGCAAATGGTCGTACATGGAGACTACAGCGGACTACATTTCAGACGCTTCGACCGCATCTGTCACGCTCGAGCAATTGGATTCTGTGAATGCTTCGATTGATGCTTTGGCGGTAAGCATGGACTCAGCACTTTATGCCGGTGGAAAGTATTTTCTCGGTGGCACTGACGGGACACGGGTTATTACATTCACCGGAGCAAACAAATCAGCGGTTCTTGAAACGGGCGACATTGACGCGGGACGCTCGATAGTGATGTTGGCGCGTCCTTTGGTGGATAACGGCTCTGCAAGTGTTTCTGTGGCCTCTCGGACGCTTCTAACGCAAAGTCTGTCGTTTAGCAATGCGGCTGCGGCTGACACTGATAACCGTGTATCTCTAAGAAGTTCGGGCAAGTACCATCGTTTGCGGATGCAACCAACTGGCGACAATTGGAAAACCGCGATGGGGTTGGACATTGATGTTGTCCAACAAGGGATACGCTGATGTTTAGGATTCTCCCGTTCTTTGGTGGTGACCCGCGCACAGTCGCGGAAATCGTCAATGGAATCATGAACGGCAAGACCAATAATGTCGGGGTTATCACGCTTGCGACCGGAGGGGCCACCACTACGACCATCACTGATAGACGCATCGGGCCGGACAGTATCCTATTGTTGACACCGGTAACAGCGGCGGCTAATGCGGATGCTGTGCCCTATGGGGCATTTCAAGACTCGACAGACCAAACAGCGGCAAACACTACGACTGCTTACGCGATAACCTTTGACACGACTGATTTCAGCAATGGGGTGACGCTATCAAACAGCAGCAGATTGAATGTGGCGAATGCGGGAATTTATAACATTCAATTCAGCATTCAGTTTAAAAACACGACAAACGACTCTCAAGATGTGGATGTGTGGTTTCGCAAGAACGGGACGAACATCGACAAGTCAAATTCTCGGTTTGGTTTAGCCCCTAGACGATCTGCCGGAGACCCACATCACATCATTGCAGCATTGAATTTCTTTGTAGATATGGCGGCAAGTGACTATGTAGAGATCATGTGGAGGCCATCGGATACTGGTGTATCAATCGAACACTACACGACAAGCACAACCCCAACCCGTCCCGCTGTGCCCTCTGTAATTGCTACATTAAGTTATATGAACACATCATCAACCGCAAATGTGTATGTGAGTGCAAGGGGCAAGGGAACCGCAACGCTGACACATTTTGCAAATTCAACCGCTGACAAAACATTTGGTTATGTGATTGTTGGCTGATACAATGACTCTAGTGGATGACCCCGCCGGAGTCCTTTAAATGAAAGGATAAGTCATGGCAACTTCAATGTCTACCTCTACGACCAC